ATCATAAGTATATTCTATACCCTAACCGAAAATAAGTAAACCCTAAAAAAATGTAATAAAATTAATGACTTAGCAGTAAGTCATTAAACAACCTCCAACACAGGTTCAGGATAAGCAATAGTGCCTTCATACTCCAATTGGCTACGCTCAAACCAGCTGAGGTAGTCGTCCGACTCCACGCTCCAGTCGAGCACGTACTCGCTATAGTAATCGTCGTCTTGGGTGCATTTGGCTTCCACAGAGCTGAAGATCTCTGCCGCAAGGTTGGGATCAATGTTGAGCACCTTGTACTCATGACCACCCTTCGCTTTCCAGTGCTGAGGGCAAGCACCCTTGCCGTCCCATGCATGAGCGCCGTAGTTCTCGTGGATTTGAGTGGAAATAACCAGCATAGCCATCGTTTTGTCCTCGTTTTCAACTATAAGTATATTCTATACCTTAACCGAAAATAAGTAAACCCTAAAAAACTGAATAAAATCAATAACTTAGCAGTAAGTCATTGATTATACAGCTCTTTTTTTGCCGATGTTGTATTTGGCTACGAGAGTCCAGTCGTTCTTCTCCTTGAATGGAAGAACCTTGATCTGGCTGATAGGCGCAACAGGATCCTCAGTCTGTTCTTTCTTTACGACGTTGATAAGATCCCACTCGCCGAGTAGATTCGTGATTGTGTTTCTACGAGCCACATCTGACTCAGACATGTTAGATGGTTTTCCGTCGAGAGCGAACAGTTCCTTAAAATGCACAATGAAGTATCTGCCTTGTTTGTGCAAGATATGGCATGATTGATAGAGCGTCTTTTCTTTTTTGGAAGCAACACCGATTCTCGTAAGAGTTTCACGAACTTTTAGAAAGTCGTCCTCGTTTTTGAGAGTTACCTCTACTAGATTGTTTATGTCGAAACTCATTTTTGATACCACCCGTTTCTAATCTTCTTCTTATTTGTTCTAAATCATCTGAAGACAGAATATCCATGACAACCTTTGTTTTTTCATAACTGTAACCAAAATATTGAGATACTGCAATTAGGTCATCGTGATGTTCAGTCTTAGACCATTTTGCATATCGCTTTCTCGGTCTCACTATATTTATAAAAAAATCAAACTGCATTTTGTTATCAATGTGAGACAACTGATTCATCATATTTGCGAAGAAGATAGTGTCCTCGAAGTAGGAAAATTGCCTATTCGTGAGATAAGGAACATATCCCTTCTCTGCTAACTCATCGTTATCAGTGCCAGACATGATATCTTTGCCAGCATTGATAGCGTTAACGTAGTCAAATGGATTCATCCTATTCGGATTCCTCTGTTACAGGTTCTTCCGTAGGCTCTGGTTCTACTGATTCTGGACGCTTACCATAAACATGCTCATAGAAGTCATTGTTGAAATTAACTGAGATATCTCTCAATGAGATATAAGAATTCTTAAGATTTTCAAAATTATTTTTCAATTCAGAATAATCCTTTCTAAAAGTTAAAAGATTATCTTGCATATTTTTTATCATGTTGACAATGCAATCATATATTGCTTGTTCATCCCAACCATCAGTATTTAATCCAAGTTGAACTCTGATGAACTCATCAAGTTTTTCGCGAAAAGGAAAATCTGACATATGTTACCTCATTTAAAAGTGCAACTTGACATAATTTCTGTCAAGCAAGCCGCTAAGTTAATTTCGTGATCTGCTACAAACGCATTCTTATATGAAAACTCTGCGAGATTTACCACAAGACTCGGAATAGATTTCTTATCCATCACTTCGCTTGCGGTATCATATAACCTTCTATATATAATTGTGGGTTCAATATCTGTATTCTTCGCAACCCACTTACGCATACCCTCAAAGTCTCTTGTCTTTAAGAGAGAAACAAGGTTACTAAAGTTTTCGTCGCTAATGTTTACAAGAATGCCTGTGTCAATCTTGCCACTTGAAGAATATCTCTGTAGTTCGTTCAGAACTCTACGCCAATCAGGAAAATGTTTTTGAATGAGTTCAGCAATTACTGAATCATCATATTCAACGTTTTCCTTCTTGAGTATGTTCTGAACACGAGTCATAAATTCTTTAGCAAGTTTTACCTTTTCCTTGCCAGGAATTTTAAACTCAACTACAGAGCACCGTGAGTGTAACGGTTCGATGATACGATTCTTGAAGTTACAAGTTAAAATAAATCCGCAGTTCTTAGAATACTCTTCCATAAAGTTGCGAAGAGCAGGTTGCGTTGACTGAGGATTTAGATAGTCAGCCTCATCGAGGATGACATATTTCCTGGCACCAGTCAAAGAAACCGTAGAAGCGAAGTTCTTAATATCAACTCGTAACGTGTCAATGTTACCGTTCATCGAACCGTTAATCACGATGTAGTCAAAACCACATTCTTCCAACATCGCTCGCGCGACAGTAGTTTTACCAACACCCGGACCACCAGTCAAAAGCAGATTTGGTACGTAGTTCTTTTCGACAAAGTGAGCGAAGGTATTTTTAAGTTCAGTTGGAAGAATACAGTCAGAGATTTTTTGAGGTCGATATGCCTCAACCCACAACCCATTCATAATATAAATCTTTCAATTAACGAGACTCAGTCGCAATCCAGTATTGTACCTTTGCATCATTAGTGACAAAATGACTGATGCCCTTTGAAGAAATCTTGACGTTATATTCTGTAGGAATAAACTTAAGATTTTCTGTTTTGAAAGAAAGATCAAAAACCTGATCTGTTTCGCCAACCTCATATCGGAATTGATTGCCAGATTCGTTCTTCATATCACTTACTACGATATAAATCTTGCTACCATCACCGACTACAGACCAGTTAGGAAGTCCAAGAGTACTGGCTGCTTGTAGAGATTTACGGAGAACTTGTTCCGTAAGTGAAAACTCAACAACAACATCAGGCAAGGTAATCTCCTTTTCAGGTGGTTGCATGATCATATTTTTATCGGCAAAACGATATGTCAAAGAAGAAGCACCGTTTTTAATTTCAACATCGTTATCGTTAAATTCAAACTCAGGTTCTTCAAAGAGACTAACTGCACTTAGAAACTGATTCAAGTCATAGATACCGAATGGCTTCTTAAACTTATCATCAAGTTCTGCTTGTGCAAGCACAGTCTTTTGTGGAGAAATTGTACGAATAGAATTTCCCTTGTTAACGTAAATACTAGGATTGATACTAGTAAAGGACTTGAGTAAATTGAGTGTTTCGCTTGAAATTTTCATAATAACCTCACATTAATTAATAATAACATCATACTATACAATACTAAAAAAGTAAATACTATTTCAACCTTTTTGTAGGATCAGCAGTAGCAGCAGCACCAATCGCTGCTAGGTCCATGAGCGATCCACCGAAGTTATATGAACCCATATGAGTAAGTTGCATCCATGGGCACATCCATACTTTCATGCCAATGTTTCTAGAATATTGGCAGAACATATAGTCTTCGGAAAGATATCGCTTTGACTTAGGATCGATGACGCAATCAAAATATGCTGTAATCTCATTCTTGCCATCAAAGTGTTCTGAACGAACATGATCCGGTCGATATAAAAATTCAGGATATGCTGCGGCATACTTTTCAAAAGTGGATCTACGAACACACATAAACCCAGTACCGCCTTCTAGAACCTCAACAGGTTCATTGATTGGAATAGATTCTACGCCTGATACTGGATTGAAAACATAGTCACCAACATATTTCTGCAACATTTGAGGATTCTCGTCAGCAAATCCCTTATCTACAGCTTCCTTTACCTTTTCCCAAGAGATGTTCTTCTTAGGATATGGTCCACATAGAATATCATATTCGCTATCTTCATCCGCAAGCGCAGCAAGCGCGAGAACGTCTCTAGGATCAAAACCAATATCAGAATCAATAAACATCAAATGAGTAAACTGCTTGTTTCGCAAAAACTCATCGACGCAATAGTTCCTTGCGCGTGTAATTAACGATTCGTTGAAAATAAAGAAAAAGTCAACATTGACGCCATAGTGCATAGCAAGTTTTGTTAGATCAGTGCATGACTTTGTATAATGCCCTGTACACATTGAACCATACATTGGAGTCGCGACAAGAATATTCCTCTTTCGCAACTCTTCAGCTTCAATACTAACTTCACCATTTTCAGTTTTTGCCATTCATATCTCCATGATATAAGTCGTGATTGTACATAGCGATAATCGCATAGTGAATAATCTTCATTAAATCTTTGCGATTATATCCGTTTTTCTTACCATAACGCTGAGCATACTTCAAGATGTTACCAATACAAAATCCTTCACCATGACCACCGTCGATGATGAACTCAGTTGCTTGATA